TACAAAAGCGAAAACTGAATAAGGAAAACAATGAATAAAGTATTAATGATTATAGGACTAGGTATGTTACTAACTGCCTGTGCTATTAATGAACCTAGAGTTTCTTTTGGTAAGAAATGTGTAGAGAAAGACAACAATGTTGTTTACTCATATGTTTGGTTATACGATAAAGAAGCAGGTTTAAACGCAAACGAGAAGACTTGCGAAAAAATTAAAAAGAATTAGTCGTTGAAGATATAGGATTAGACATACTGGACGAGGGTGCGATTCCCTCCAACTCCACCAATCATATAAAACACAGACGCTAGCGGGTCTTTTATGGGGTTGATGTAGGTTCGACAGGTGTTGAAAAATATATTGGAGATTAATAACTGGCGAGTTTAAACGCACTTTTAAATGGCGCAAATAATTTTGCCCTTGCAGCTTAATCGGGAGACTGATTAACTACGGACTTTTGTAGATTGTAGTTGGCAACAGAAACAATCTACACTTCATTACTTATAGGAGAGATTAGATGAAGTCAATTTTTATGGTTGTAGCCATATTATTTTCAGCGGAAACAGGAGAAATATATCCTAGAACGCATCCCACATTTACTTTTGATACTAAAGACCAATGTATGGTCTTTGTTAATAAAAATTATTATGGACTTGGAAACGCATTGATGTACCAACTAGAACAAGAACAATCAAGCGACACCGTTTTACAAATAGGTTGTGGTGAGTTTTCAAATGATAAACCTATGATTGACGAGATAGGTGCTTGACAAACTTGTTAAAACCTGATATAGTGTAAAAATGAATAGTAAACAATTTTCTTTAGAAATAGAGAAGTATAAGAAAGACCATCCAGGTGTTACTTATATGGATAGCATAATTAATTATTGCGAAGAACGAGGTATTGATACTTCAACCGTAGGTCCTTTAGTGAACAAAGCACTAAAAGAAAAGATTACTATGGAGTGTCAAAAGTTAAACTTGTTAGCAAAAACTAGTGAAGGAGTTTTACCTTTATAATGTATGGCGGATTTGATGTTTTTAAAATATGGCTTGGTGTTAAACTTCACTTCACAACAGATAGTTATGACTATGTACAATATGGAGGAAAAGTCAATTGTAAATTAGAGACTTTTACGAAAAGAAATGATAGGTACTTTTTTCACAAACTTAGCAAGAAATATAACGAAGAACAAGCACTTGATTTCTTTGTATCAAACTTCTTGCACAATGATAAAAAATGGATTGGCGACCTTGCCAAGTCTGATGGAAACGACATATACTTATCTTATAGAAGGTATAAAGATTCTTTTAGTTATAATTTTAGGAGTGAGTGTAATATTATTAGGGATTTTATGGGGCATAACAAGCTTACTTTTGATGAGTTGTTTTCAGTTGTTAGAGGACAGCACCCACCTTTCCTCAAATTACTCTTATCCAAAAAGATTAGTTATGAGACTTTTAGCGTATTTGAGACCCTATTGGGATTCGTTAAACGCTGGGATAGACAGGTGGTTGAAAAGGTAGTATGGAAAGATTATAGTAGAAGAATTAAGAAGTTTTTGCCCTTTCATAGATACAATAGAACGAGTGCTAAATTGACTATGAAAGAGACTTTTACAGGTGCTTGACAAGAGATATAATATCTGTTATGATAAGAACTTGTATAAATAATAGTATTGAATATAATTACATTATGATACTTACAAATAATACAAATACGAAATACATACAAGGAGAAAAGTTATGGACGCATTTGAAAACTTAAAAAATAGTCAAAGTAATTTTGACAAGTTAACAAAGCAAATAGAAGCAAACCTCAATCCTGAGGAAGCAACTAAATCAAAAGACAAATACAAAGACGACAGATTGTGGAAACCTGACCTAGATAAAACTGGTAATGGTTACGCAGTAATTCGTTTTTTACCTGCTACTCAAAACGAAGAAATGCCGTGGGCAAGAGTTTGGTCTCACGCCTTTCAAGGTCCAGGTGGTTGGTATATTGAAAACTCTCTAACGACATTAGGTCAAAAAGATCCTGTGTCAGAAGAGAACACTAGATTGTGGAATACTGGTGTTGATAGTGATAAAGAAATTGCTCGAAAGAGAAAAAGAAAACTATCATACTATTCTAACATCTATGTGGTATCTGATCCACAACATCCAGAGAACGAAGGCAAAGTATTTCTGTTTAAATACGGAAAGAAAATCTTTAACAAGATTACAGAAGCAATGAATCCTGCGTTTGAAGATGAAAAACCATTTAACCCATTTGACTTCTGGTCAGGTGCTAACTTCAAGTTGAAGATTAGAAAAGTAGATGGTTTCTGGAATTATGATAAATCTGAATTTGAGGCGCCTGCCGCTCTTAACCAAGATGACGCTGTTATCAAAGAGACTTGGGCGAAACAATATCCTCTTAAACCATTCCTTGAAACTGCTAATTTTAAATCATATGACGATTTAAAAGAGAAATTAAATCGTGTGATTAGTGGTTCAAAGAATACCGAAACTGCTAGCGATATAGACCTCCCACCTGCTAGTGGTGTTGCTGCTACAATGGCAACAACTTCGGTCAAAAGTAATGAGGCGTCTAGCGTTGACGAAGATGATGATACATTATCTTACTTTTCAAAACTCGCTGAAGACGAATAATCTCTCTCTTTCCTACATTACTTTATAAGCAAAAGGCGCTTCGGCGCCTTTTGTCATTTCATATAAATAACAGCATATATGAAATTGAAACCAGACGAAATAAATCCATACGAGATTATAAGTGAAACCACTCTTAAAAGTAATAAGAGTTTTGGTGTTAAGACTTATATTATCATAATTTTATCGTTTTGGTTATTATTTGTTATAGTTTAATGAATAAATAGTAGTATGGCAATATCACTTTTAGACCCATTAGTTACAAAACAAGGTGGCAACATTAAGTCAGGCTCCTGGTATAGGAAAGCTGTACAATCAATCGCAAGTACAACTTCCGCCCGAGACTTAATGAGAAGTGGAAAACTGAATAGTAGACCTAGTCAAGGTAGATTAAATCTGTTCTTCTATGATCCAAAGTTTAAGAAGACATTACCTTACTATGATACTTTTCCTTTAGTATTACCTTTAGAACCTATCAAAGGTGGTTTTATGGGTATGAACTTTCACTATCTACCACCAGCAATGCGATTTACACTTTTGAGAAGACTAGATGGTTACCTAACAGGTGAAGCCACACAAAGAAATACCAGAATTGAAGTAAGTTACGATACGGTTAAGAACATACCAATGGTTAAGCCAACTCTACATAAATATTTGTATGGTCATATACGAAGTAGTTTTTTGAGAATTGACGCACCAGAGGCAGCGATTGCTGTTTATCTACCAGTACAACAATTCAGAAAACAACCAGCGACTACCGTTTGGAGTAGGAGTAGAAGATTTATATGAGGAGTATATGGCGAGAAGAACATTTTGGCGAACTTGCATAGTCAAGTTAAGAATGTTTTGGGCTGACATTAGAGGACATCACGGCAAAGTTTGGGATTATGAACCAGGCGATTATTATATGGGTTCTCACAAAGGTCACAAAAAACATTTAAGAAAATAAGGAGAAATAGTAATGGCAATATTACGAGGTGGTAAAAGAATAGGCGGAATGGATATCAGAATAGGTATTCCTAGAGACCGTTCTATGGATAATATCAACCGTGATCCTAGATTCAGAAATAAAGCAGGTGCCAATCCAGCAACTACAATCGGAAGATTTCAAAGTTATGTAAACGAAGCAGAAGGTTTTGCTCGTAAGAGTAAATACTATGTAATCTTTGATTTACCTAGAGGACCACTTACGCAAGTTGGTGCTGATGGTATGGTTATGGGTGGTGACTTTAGAAAGTTTGCTAACGAAGCAAATATGCAAAGAAGAGTACAAGCGTTTGTACAAGCAGTTAGTATGCCTGATAGAACTATGAAAGTTAAAGATGTGAAACATAACGGACCTAAAAGAAAAATCGTTTACGATTATGAAATGGGTAATGTTACTATGACTTTCTTAACAGACAAGTTTGCTAGAGAAAGAATAATGTTTGAAATGTGGCAGAAAACTAGTTTTAGTAATATGACACACAATTTTAGTTACTATGATGAGTATGTTGCACCTATTAACATATTACAACTAGGTTCATCACCAGCAGTACAAGAAA